CTTCATATCCATCATAAGTATTTACATAAGCTTCGATTGGATATGTATTATTAAAAGTTGATTCAATAACTTCTTTTATAATACTTTTTTTAGTAATATATTTTCTTGGAATATAGTAAATTTCAACTCCGTACATGCGAAGTTGTTCGTTAATCAGATCTTGGATTAACGATTGCTCTGTTTTTGATCCTTGAAGAAAAAATGGATTAAGCATATTATCCGATCATGTCTAATGGTGGTAACTCATAAGTATTAGACATTCTCTCCATAATGAGATCTATTTCTTTTTGGCCATCATCATACATTTGTCTTCCGTTCAGTTCAACACCACCAGGAAGTTTAACACCAGTAAATTTCATCATATTTTGACCCCACTGACGTTTGATCAATGCAGTCAAGTATGGTTTAAGGAATGAATCATTCCAAACTCTTGAATAGTCATTTGGATCCAGTGTTCGGAAACAATCAATGATAATATAGTTTCCTACAGCCGCACTTCCCCAATCAATGTCAATATAAAGTCTATCTTGTCTTTTATTAAATCTAATTTGTTTTTCTGTAGTCAAAAGAAAATCAATATCTTCAAGATATGTCTTAACCATCGCATATGTTAACAGTTCAGTTGAGCCCCAATAGTAAATATCATTTAAGAATAACTGATACTTAACACTGAACATGTTATGGGAAATACTATTTGTCCCATCAAACTTGTAGATTTTATTAACTCCAATCACCGATGGCGGAACTGGCAAATAGTTACCATTTTCTTCAAATCCAAATGAAGTAGTAAGTCCAACAGTTTCATTGACTGTTGTTGTAGTTATACCAACGCCACCTGCAGATCCTCCTCTTGCTCTTCCTCTATTAATATCATCTTGAGTAATCTGATACTTCATGTAAGTTTGATAGACACCATCAAAGTGTCTTTCTTGGAAATACTGAACTGCATCATCAACAAGATCTTCAATTTGCTCATCAGCAACATTAATTTCTAAAACTGGATGACCCAGTTTTCTTTTGCAATAATCAATCAGTTCTTGTCTTGTGCTGGGTTGGGCCATGTGAGTTCAGATAAAACTTCTGCTTGCTTAAGATATAATTTTAAAAACGATTTAGCTACATTTTTTAATTCATCAATATCACTTATACTATCTATATTACGAGCAACCCTTTCATATTCAAAAGATTTATTTAAATCTGTAAGTTTAATACTATTTGGATTCATAAGTCAATGCCTTCAGAAGATTTTTAATTTCACCAATATCATCTTTTAATCTATTCATATCATCTTCGAGTCTTTGAAGTTTTTGATTCTCAGACTCTTTTACTTGTTTTAAATTTTTATAATTTTGATAGTCACTCATATTGGTGTTTAGGATAGCATTCGTAGAATTATCACGAACTAGGCTAGTATAACCTTCAACTTTAGAAAATTTTGTATTCATAATCACGCAAGAGCAATGACCCTCAGATCTTTTAATCTAGGTGGATGAGCCATATCCGATGATGATCCAATAAGTTTGATTGTAAAGTATCTAAAATCAGTCAAGTTATTTACAGTGAATGTATATTCCTTATAGTCAAGGTTCTGACTCAGGTTAGCAAGATTGTCAGTTTTGGCAACCTTAATGTCTGAGAGACCATCATTATTGGCAACATCAATTACATTACCAAGACTATTCAGATTATTCCATCCTGGGAATGGATAGTAAATTGGATTCTCTGTAGGATCTTTCATAATTGCATATAATGCTCTCAGATCACTGTCTCTGTTCACGTATGCACTTACAATAACTTTCAGAGATGATGCTGAAACTTCAAGTGCAATTGGATTTGATGCATAAACAAACGCTGAAGGATCGTCTGCAAGGGTTGATACTCTTGAATCAGTTGCATAGTTGCTGATTGGACTATTAACTCTATTATTGATAAAGATTGCAGATACTCTATCAAGGTCAATTACAGGAGAAACGTTACGATCAATAGTACTCATCTTCACATTCATTGTGAATGATTTGTTTCCAGGAAGAGTGGTTAATGCGGAAGATTCGTTTACTGTCGCAGCCACTATTCTTGGTGAAGATAAGTAATTATTAGAAGTCAATACGATTGGTTCGTAACCAGCATCCGTGTAAGATTCATCATTACCATCAACACTAGACCCCGTTACAGTTCTGATTGATGCAGAAACTGTTGTTGCCAGTAAGTTCATAATTTGAATATTTGGTCTAATTATTGAGTATGGGATATTTTGAGTGGCGTATACATTAGGACCACCTGCAGACTTAGTTTCATCAATATAAAGTGGTGGGAATGATGTTGCAGAACTTCTATTAACTTGTCCTTGTGGAAGAGCTGCACTGTTTCCTGCAGAACTTGTATCAATCTTCAAGTAATAATAATCCAAATCAAATGTTCTGGTTGATGAGAAACCAACATCTTGCAGCGTGTGAGTCTTATTAATTCTTCTCAGAGAAATTCCATTTGTCTCATATTTAAATACTGGAGTTCCAGCAGCATATGTAAATGATTTTGTTTGATCAATTTGTCTTGTGATACCTGTTAGTGTATTACCAACAACTCCTTCATAGGCAATGATCTCATCTTCAATTTGAATATATCCAGGATTTGTAGATGCAACGCTTACATTTTCAAATGTATCAAATCCGCTTGCATTTGTAAGAACAATATTACCAGAACTTTCTTTTGCATATTCAGTATTCAATGTTGTTGGAGTTGAATCGGAATAAACTCCAGAAATAGCAACATTGTTGTTCAGAGCGTACATACCATGGTTCTTGTGGTTTACCTTGATATGTAATCCATCAGATGGTTCTGAATCCACAGTAACATAACTTACTGTTACTTCACCACCATTCAGACTTGTTACTCCTATTCCAGAAGCAACGTAAGTAATTGTGCTTCCAGTTCCTGTTGCAAATGTGCCCTGAACATTATCTAAAATAATTTCTTTAATGCCAGTAATTTGTGGAACGGAGAGTCTTAAGTTAGATCCAAGTGTACTTTCACTAAGGCTCAAAACGCTGAGAACATCACCAACACGATATCCAGATCCACCAGCATTGATTGTTGCAGCTGTAGCAACATTATTGGAAATGGTGATATTTGCAGTTGCGTTAACACCAGATCCAGTTACATTTGTCAGAGAAACGTTGCTGAATGAACCATCTGAATAACCAATACCAGCGTTTGTAATTGTCAGATTTCCTGTGATAGATCCAGCAGCCCCAACATAATTGCCAGTTGCGTTTGAGTTTAACTGACCAACAGTTGTACCAACGATAAAGTTTGTACTTGTTACTGTTGTTCCTAGTCCAACACGAACTTTTCTTGAATTCATTTCAAGGGAATTGACTAGAAGATTTGCAATCTGCTTATTACCAATATTTAACTGTGGATTATAGAAATTGATGTCTCCTGTTTGATCTGTAAATACTGCTTGATAGAGATTAAACTTAAGATCTTCATATTGGCTTGGAGTCCAAGATGATGCATTTTGAGACTTAAATAATGATCCTAAAAGTGGTTGTTGAGTTACAAAAATTTGTTGCGCTTCTGGTAATCCAGCAGTTGTTCTATCAACTTCACCGAGTCTAGAAATCCAAACTTGATATGAAGTTGATTCTGAAAGAAGAACAACAGCATGTTCTTCTCCACCTTGCAGATATACTGGTGATGGGAATGTAACTGTGGTAACAGCAGTTCCATCTTCCGAGATATTAACATCTTCTGGATCAATACTTACTTCACTAAATGGATATACAGTTCCTGTTGGTAGTCCAAGAGACATTGGACGAAGTTGAACCGTAACTGGAAGAACATCATCTTTTGATTTAAAATACAAATCAATTTTGGTTACAAATAATCCATTTCCTGCGGGAAGATTAAATGATTGTGCTAATGGATCTCGGGGCGGTGGTGGAGCTTGAACGACTATAGTATTTGTGATGAATACTGGTTGAACTCTAGTTGAACTTGAGGATGTAGTAGAATTTGATTGAGATCTTGTATCAAATGATGTTGTTGCTGTAAACTGAGGACTTCTGACTGAAGTAATAGTTTCTTGAACATTATTCAGAAGACCTTGTGCATAATAATTGACTTCACCTTCGGTATATACTGATCCAGGTACTAAAGAGTTTGTTTTATCATTAGTCAGTTTAAATGTTTTAACTCCAGTCTCAAATGTTGGATTTGTAGGTACGTTTGGATTAGGAATTAAGAATGATCCAATGATTGTTCCAAGACTATCTGACACCAATCTGACATTTGATACAGTAGCTTCAGCACCACTTGTTAATCCTTTTAATTTTAATCCTGGTAGAACTCTTCCGAAGAACTGTCCTTGAGCCTGTTCCGAAAGACTTGCAATATCTACATTAAGAAGTGTAGAAGTTGCAGAATAAACTGAAGTTAAAGTTCCAGTTGCTTGCTGATCGTATGGGTTATTTGTATAAACATCAGTTGGAGCATTAAATGGACCATACTTGTGGTTTGCTGTCGCAACTCTAAATCTAATCTCAGTTGGGGTAGATCCTGGTGTAGTGTTTTGATTTATTGAAGAATTTGCAAATGTACCCACTATTGTTTCACCAACTTGGAAAATACCAGATACCATTCCAATTTCAAGAAGTTTTGGGACAATAAATGAATTTACATCTTCACCATCAAAGAATGAATATACCTGAGTATATGGTCTAAAACGCTTAGCAACAAATTCGACGTTTCTTGATCTCATGAATGTTACAAGAGAAGAAGAAATCAAAGAATCTCCTTGTGAAGTCGTTGTGGTTTGTTCAGTAAGTTGTAATTGGGTTCTACTTCTTCTTTGATTCTCGGTAGTTGTAGTCGTAGTAAATGTTGTGGTTGTATCTCCAGTATTTTCTACTCGTTGTGAAGTAGATTGCCCAGCCCATGTGGTTTCCCAGGCGCCCCAATTAACAGGACCAAGACCTGTCTGGGGATCAAATCCTTGAGATGCAAGTTGTTGTTGAGTAGCAGTAAAATTATCTTGAGTAATTGTTCTTGGCGCTAATCTAACTTGATCTGTCCAAACATCAGATGAAGGTGTTAATGAAATAGTTCCCTCATAGTTTGTTACAAGATATGGTGTCACATTTTCAATTCTTGTAGCATATGGTTGTCTTATAAAAGAAGCTTCTGTATAATCAAGCGTGATTACTTGACCAGTTCTTCTTACATTATTACCAATTAAATCATCAACAAACCTTACATCAGCATTTGGATCTACAGAAGCTCCAATTCCAACTAAAGACTTAGAACCGATCAGTAAATCAACTTCAGTTGCGTATGGTGATGGTCTTAATTCTTGATTTGTTTGATCAATTGAGTTTTTAATTGTTGTGGTTTTATTTTGGAAATTGGTTGTTCTAAAATTGTCTACAAAAAATCCAGATTTAAACCTGTCCAAACCATTAACATCTTTAATACTTAAAGACTGCGTATTTGCTTCTAAAAGATTGAGTGTAGTATAAGATTCAAGATTTTTAATTCTATCTTCGAGTCTAGAAATATCACTCATCTGATATCTCTTATGAGAAATCAAACTTACAGATGCCTTGTTTGCATCACAAAGATAAGGTGGCAGCGATACTGATCCAATCTCAAGAGCATCATCTAATGCTTTAGGTGGTCTTGGAGTTTCTGAAGGATCCCCAGTAAGAAGTTGTAATCCACCATTCTTTGTTAAGAAAATTCTATCAATTCTTCCTAAGTAGTACTCAAACGAAAGAAGAATAGATTCATCAGATGCAAGAATATTTCTACCACAATTCTGAGCTTCAGAGAATGTTCTTGATAAAAATTCAAAAGGTGAGCGAGAACCTGCAGCAACAGCATATTCGGACACTCTTGGACGAATATCAATAATATCACTATTTGCTACTTTTCCTTCTACAGGAGCTATATCACAATAATCATAGTCATTGTAAGAACTTACAGTTGTGATATCTCCAAGATCTGAAGATGCAAAACTTGCAGATTCAAAAACAATTTTAATTTGCTTCGCTGGTTCTTTTGATACTGGATTTCTTACAATTCTGGAATAATCATAGATTGTATTTTTTTGTGAAGCATCTAATGCATAATCTGCAGTTATATTTTTATCGGACAATGTAAGGGTAGAAATAGTGGCATTAATTCCACTTTCTTCAAACATTACAATTTCATTTGATTGGAATGATTTATCATTTAAATAAACATAATTAATTTTGAGATCATTGACTTTATTTGTAAAGATTGCAACAGATCCTGAAGTTTGTCCTGTGAATTTTTCTCCAATTAACAAATCATTAGTTTTATTTGTAGGTCCAGTTAAAGAACTGAAAGTAACTGCTGATAAAGACGCTTCGGATGTTGTTGTGGATTCAAAAATGCCATAGAGCTTTGTTACATCTGGGACGTTCAGACAAATCTCTTCATCTTGAACTCTTGTACCGTATGGGAAAGTTCCATAAGTTAATCCATCATTAACTGTGGTTGATCCAATACCAGAATGCTCATACTTTGATTTGTTGACGATTAAAGTTTTGATTCTGTTTTTATTTTTTGCTTTTGCTTTAACCTTGACTTTACGTAAGGTTGCAATCAATCTTGCACTACTATCATTTGATCCTAATCCGTAGATTGTCAGTTGAGATCCAGTTGCATCAAATGAGAACTTATCTGCACGTAACGTTTCAAATGTGCCGTCAGATCTAACCAATACGTATCTTTCTTCATCAAATGGTAAGAATGTTTCATTTGCTGATGCAACTAATGTGTTTGATTGATTGCTTGCAATGGTAACTTCAAATTCTTTTTTAATTGTAAGATTAGAATCTGTAAGGTCTACAGAAGAAATAAAATTCTTAGGAAACTTCGTATATAAAGTATTATCTACTGAAGTCTGGAAAGAAGAACCAAGAATTGCAAGATCACTTACAGAACTTGCTGTTGCCGGTGGAGAACCCTCACAAATTCCAGTTACAGTTGTAACTCCAGTTACAACAATAGAATTTGCTGAAACTGTAACAATTGTGTTATGAGTTGGAACTGTGGATCCAGCAATTGTATATTTTACTAATCCACCAACTTTCACATTATTTGTAAATACAAAGTTACTATTTCCTGCATTTAAACTAATGCTGCTGATTCCAGTTGCAGATCTTGCAGTAACAGAAGCAAGTCCTACATTGTATGTAATAGTTGGTACAATATCTGCAGTGAATGAAGTTGAAGATGTGCTTACATTTGATAAAGACTCTACATCTTGTATTGTATACTCAGTAATCGCAGTAGAAACTCTACTTGTGGTTTCTACGCCATTAAAGATAAATTTCTCATTTGCAGCAAATGATCCTTTCACACCATATGCAGTAAGAATGCCTGCATTATTAACATCAAATCTAAGGTATCCAGTAGCTCCGCTTGCTTTTCCTTTAATATGAACTGGAGTTGTTAACGTTACATTTTGGTTAAGAGTAATTTCAGTATAGGTTTCTACATCAAATAAAGAAATATCCCATTGATTTAATTTTAAATTTGTGGTATTATAGGATCCAGATTCTAAAGCATAATCATAAACTCTTGCTAATCCAATTTCTTTTCCTGGAAGCGTAGCAGAAACAACTCCAACTCTAGAGTCTCTCAAACTTACAATAAATGGACTTCCAAGATTTAAGTTCGGAGCTCCAAAAGCATTATTAACTGTAAAGGTTGGACCAGTTACATATGCAAGACTTGCATCAGTAATTGTTTTTGTTGTTCTTGGTTTTTGGAAGTCAAGGAAATTTGCAGATAAAGATTCTACTTCATATCCTTTAACATATGCCTTTCCTGCACCAATTTTATAAGTTCCTAAACTTTCTTTAGGAGTTTGATTATTATATGTTAACTGACGTTTTTGAAATACTCCATTATTTCCAAGATTATCATTTAAAGTTTCTTTTACGGTAATGTCAAACGGTCTGATATAATAATCACCAGACTCTTCAGATGTTCTTCTAGCAAATTCTGTAGAAAGAATATTATATTGAGATGTTGTGGTTGTATTTCTTACTAATTCTCCATTTCTTACTTCTAATAAACTAATAAAATTTTCCGCTGTCGTTTCTGTTAAACCTTTCTTAGATAATACTGCAGTAATTTTAAATCTATCAGATCCTGGCGCTGCATAGTTAGAAAATCCTTTTGCATTATCATTTAAAGAATCATCTTCATCAGCATTGATAAATTCTTCAATAACATCAAATCCAACTTTATAACTTGGGATATTGCTGTATGGTTCAAGAACTAATGTTTGCTCAGATACTTCAACAAAGTATCCGCGCAGGAAATAAATTCCATTACTGAGAACAGCAGCAGAACCATTACCAGTCGCAGATAAAGTAGTATTAGCAAATCCCTCACCACTTTGAATGATAACTGAGTTTTGAGAATAACTTTCGTTAAGTGTTAATTTTTCATTATCTGAAAATATTCCTTGATCACCCAGTCCAGAAGCCAAATAGTTTACATAAAGAGTTGTATATTCATTTTCAAGTTCATTTTGTGGAAGCACAGATAAAATTTGTGCTTGTACTTTAGATTCATCTCCCGTAATTTTTTTACCTACAAGATCGTTAATATAAACACTTACATCTACCCCGAGATATGAATTTTCAATCTTTACAAATTTATACTGATTAGTATAACTTAACTGTCCAGGGATTACTACGGATCCTTCTTTAAATACATGATTACCAAATTGTTCAATCTGGTTTTTAAGAATGGATTGTAAAGTAGTTAATTCTCTAGCCTGAACAGGATATCCAGGTTTAAACAAGACCTTATAATAATTCTTAGTAGAATCAAAATCATCAAAATATGGAGAAACGTTGAGATTGGTTGACTCTGGCATGATTTCTTAGAATTGCAAAATTACCTTGATATCTTCTTTTTGGCTAGACGATCTTGTAACAGAAGGTCTATTATCTACATGAATGATGTTTCCAGAATACTTTTGAACTTCTGGATTAGACACACCATTAATAAAATTCTGTCCAAAATAATATGTCCTACTATTTATTGAGGTAGATATACCATTGTAATTTGTATCAATAGACAATCCAGCACTTCCGCCTTGAATTATAGTAGTCCCACCAACACCAGGAGATGATGTAAATCTATTCATATTAAATCCATAAATTGGAGTAGAGTCTTTAGTGCCATCACTATTAAACCCAACAAGAGTTCTATCTTGCCAGTATTTTAAAACTCCAGTGTTCTGATCATATGAAATGACTCTACCAACAGCAGTAGATGCTACTCCTACTGTTTGAGTAATTAATGCATCAGCAGTAAAAGTTGCAGTGCTATATCCAGTACCAACAAGTTTCAATGCATAAACTGCACTTGCTTTATCTTCAGTAAGAATAGAACTTGAATTGTAAACTAATGGATTTTCAATTACACCAACTCTTGAAATTTGATTTCCTGTTATAAAATCTGGATTCTGTGTATCATTTTCAATTCTCGTGTAAAGTACAACTCTATTAGCCCCAAGTTCTCTATAGATATCTGCTCCATGTCCACCTTTTGGAGGAATAATTACGTCAAAGTTTGGTTGAGTAGTTCCTACAGGTACGTTTCCTGCAACTAAATCAACTGTCCCATAGGTATAACTAGATCCACCATTGGATATTGTAATAGATTCTACTTTAGAATTATTGTTGATGATGATTGTTGCTTCGGCACCAATCCCATCTCCTTTAATTGGAACTCTAGTGTAGGTTGTGTTTGCAGTTCCAATGCCAACACCACGATTGGTAATCGTTACAATTTTGATCTGTCCGCTTGTAGCGGCATTGTTTCTTACTGTTGAGTTTGTATCACTAGTTCCCCAATTTTTTGGAACAGGAATAAAATTTGAAGTTTCAAACTTGATAATATCGCTAGGAGCAATTGTATACAGATATTTCCAAATATATCCATCACCACTTGTGCCTGCGGATCTTGGTTCTAAATCTGTAAAGATTGGCTCATCAAGAGAAGGTCTTCCTTCTGGGTTTTCTGGATTTGTTCCATTTTGTAAACAGA